TTATAAACTATTTTATGAATTGAATCTCTATTTTCCTTTTTAAAAAAACTTCCAAATAAAGATTTAAAAAATAAAAATATAAAACTAATTTTAAACCAAATTAATGACAAAATAATAGTTAAAATACAAAAACAAAATAATATTAGTAATCCCCACCATCCATAATCAAATATTGAAGACCATTGAGTTACTATTAATTTAATTAAATAGTAGACCATACCAACCATATAAAGAATTTTAAAAATTATTAAAGAAAAAATAAGCAAAAAACTACAAGGAATTAATGGCTGATTTCTAATTTTACAGATTATAGTTTTTAAATGCCAATTTAGCCCTATTTCTGTTTTGACAAGAGATGAAATTAAAAAGTCTTTATAACGATTTAAAATTGAAAATATAGATTTAGATAATTTGGGAGAATAAAATCTCCAAGGCATACTGATTTTATTTTTATCTTTTTTACATTCAAAGGTTTCATTTTTACAATTAAGATCTTTTTTATCAGTAGAACATTTAAAACAATCATCAGTTACATCACAGCCCGTAAATTGATTATAATATTTTTCTTGTCTATCTTTATCAGTTAATCCACCTCCAGTTAAACTACCAAATTTTTCATCAGTTTCTTGTTCTCCTTTTTCAAAATTTTTTTTAAATGGATTAAAGCCTAAAGATGAAAATAAACTTAACCAAAATTTATAATATTTTTTAAAAGTCTCGTTGATATTTTCTTTTTCATTCCTTATGATATCTTCTAATCCAGTTTTCATACATGGATTTTTATCACTATTTCCATAAGGTTGATCATCACACTTTGTTGGAAATAAATCATTTAAATTATTTACAGGCATTTCTTTAACTAAAAATACTAAAGATGAACTAATATATATAAAAATAATTAAAAGTATAATTAATTTTAAAAAGTGAAAAACTATAGATAAAATATTTTTAGGATCATTAATTTTATATTTTTTATCATCTTCATCATCTTCTTCATCTTTATATTTTTTTTTATGTTTACGTTTAGCCATATAATATATTAATATATTTTTAATCATAGTTAACCTTAATTTTTTATTGTTTAAAAGTTAAGGTAGCTAAACCATTTTCTATAGTTAAAACCTGATAATATTCAGTAAATATGTTTAAAATATAATTATACCTATAAAGTTGCCAATTATATTTATTATAGGCAAAAGGAACTGTTCCTGCACCTAAATTTAATGATGTTACAATAGGCATAAGTTGAGTATTAAAATTTTTAAGTTCAGGAGGGGTTATTGTTTTAAAATCAAATTTAATATGAAAAAAATTTGAAGTATTTAATGCACCATCTGGTTGATTAATAAATGGGTTAGTATTAAGACCAAAATTATAAAAATATAAACCTTCTGTAAATCCTCCATTAGTTCTCAGATAACATTCTGTTTTATTAAAATAATTACTATTTAAATAAGTTTCTCTGTAATCACCATCTAATGTTATCGCCCATTCTTTTTGTATAATTCTATCATTTTGATTTTGTCGTAAACCAGTAATATAAGGTCTTACTCCACTTATATCTTTTGTAAAAACATAAGGAAAATATGGTAATTGTCTTAGCATTCCTTTACCAACATATCTTGATCCAAACTGCTGAAATTGGTATTCTCCTAAAGAATTTGGCTTTGTTCTAAGAGGAGTTAAAACTTGCTGTGAATTATAACTAAAATCACTTAAATATCTAGTTTGAATTGGTATAGTAGGATTATTAATAGTAGGTTGATTTAATGGAGGAGGTGGGGTTCCTGCTGATAAATAATTTGTAATAATAGGATTAGATATTAAATTAGGTTCAGCTAAATTAAAAGCTGTATGTTGCATAATAGTTCCATAACTAATATCATTTTGTAATGGTATTGTTGATAATTTATAATTTTCACTAATGGGGGGTCCTTTAGCTTTTGAATAATATAATGGTTGTAAAGGAAAATTTTTTTTATTTTTATAATCCCAATTTGTATAATTACTCCATTCATTTCTTAAATTTACATCACTCCTTTGAAAATACCAAGTCCAATTTGAAACTAAATAATTACTTTGAAATCTATAAACACTTTTTTGAGATTTTATATAAATTGATTCATTATCTTCATGGACTCCTTTAAAAATATATTTTTGAGCTTTTGATTTAAAAACTAATTGTTCATCTTCATCTAAAAATGCAAAACTACAAATTAATTCAGGTTCAGCATTCCAATTAGATATTTTTTTTAATTTACTATTAATATTACTTGATAAAGGTGTTTTCATTGCTGCTTCTTGAACGTAAGATTGATTTAAACTAGCAAATTGAGTCGTAAACATATATAATTGATAAAGTGGATCATCTTTGTTTCCTAAATTAGTACTAACATAATTTGGTTCTTTATAAGGTAAATAATAATTAAAGGCACTTCCTGATGAATTAATTAAATCAAATAAGGTAGTTTGATTATTTAATGAAATATCATCAATACTAAAAGTTTCATTAGGTTTTAAAAAATTTGAAGGAATATTTTCATTATTTATTCGGATCTTACTATTTTTATCACCATATGCAAATCCTTCATTATTTACATTATTTGAATTATAAGAATTTTCAAAATATGTTGATAAATAATTACGTACATCTCTAACAACAAATAATTCTCTAATTGGTCTACATTCAATTGTAATTTTTAAAGTATTTGTATCATTCATACATAAATAAGGAAAAGCATTTGAACTTGATAACATATACCATAAATTTAAGGGAATTACTAATTGTCTTTTATTAATAGATGGTTCTAAGTTACTTAGTAAATTACTTTGATTTCTTATAACTGTTTGATTATTTTCATTTACAATATCTTGTAATTCTTTTTTATTATTATATAATGCCCATTGATAACCTATTTGATCACCATTAGGTTTTAAATTAATTCCAGCTACTGTTTCACTACTAAATAAACAATTAGGATAATATCCATTTCTCTTAAATGCATATGCTGGATTATTCATTTCTGGAACATTTCCTGTCATCTCATCAAATAGTTCTTGTTTTTCTTTTGGAAAATCTCTTTTAACCATATTTCTTAAATATTGACCACTAAACTCTTGTATAATATGCTCACCTATAGTTACTGTTACTTTTTTTAATAATTGACAACCTAAATCTTCAATCCATTTAAATTCAAATGGTTGACAATAAGGAATTTGAACTGCAAATGATAAGTCATTATTATATAGACTTCCTGTTGGATTTTTTTGACCTGATGCATCTAAATATCCTTGTTCTAACCATATACAATATGCACCATCATTACCTGAAATATCATTTTGAAGTTGACTTGGAGTTACATTTGGCCAAGCAATATTTCTACTAGCATCAATACCTAAATTATATTCACGATAAGCACCAGGATAAGATTTTGCATTTGAAGGCTCAACCCAAACAGGACTCCAAATATAAGGCATTTTAATAGAAAAAAAAGTATCTAATAATAAATCTCCATTTTTAGGAATGTTAAATGAAAAGGTTTTAGGAAAATGATCATCATGTTCATGCAATTGACTACCACTTCCTATTTGTCCTACACTAAATTTTTGAATTCCAAAATTTGTATATTTTTTATATGTTGCTTTAAAAAAACTTTTTTGTGGATTTCCATTTATAATTATATTTTGATTTCCATAAGATAATAAATTTAATAAACCACCACCCATTATAATATAATTATAAAGTAAATTTATATTTATTTTAATTTTTTCATTAATAAAATAATTATTAAATAGTTCTAGAAAATACAAGATTTGCAACACCATTTTCTATTTGTAAAATATTATACCTTTCCTCCATAATATGTAAGGTATAACACCACTGGTAATTATCTTTTACATTTTTTTTTATTGTATAATTTAATTTTGATGTGTAATTATTTATATCAAAATTTGAATTTAATTGATTATTTAAAATTGGATTACATGTTATAGAAGCAAATATTGGTGCTTCATTATCAGTTGTTAATAAACTTTGATTTGTTTTAAGTGGAGGATCTATTAACGAATAAGTCCAATTAATATTACTAAATTTAGATAAATTAATAGCACCAGTAGGCTGATATAAAAATGGATCAGTAGTTAAACAAAAATTATAATAATAAACTCCATCAATTCCAGAACCTTTACTTCTACTATATCTATCTATCCATGCTACTATTCCTTTATCAAATCTACTTTCCCTAACGGTTGAATCTAAATTAAGTCCCCAATCTTGTAATATAGTTTTTTCTTGATTTATTTGATATTGTGGTTGCCAAATTATATTATTTATTTTACCCAAAAATGGTGTTTGAGGGTAATCTTTTTGATCAACAAAACCATAAATACTTTTAGCTTCATCACCTTTTTGATAATTATAAGTATAATTACTATAATTACTCCATTCATTTCTTAAATTTATATCAGATCTTTGAAAATACCACATCCAAGAAATTACTAAACCCTGAGACTCAATACTTGTATATTGATCTCCTCCAATTAAATCAAATATATCTTGTTCATGAACCTCTCTTATTAAATAAGATTGACATTTATTAGCAAATTGATGCTGTTCTTCATCACTTAAAAATGTATAAGTAGCTATTAAATGTATATCTGGAAACCAAACATTTGGAACCTCATCGTAATATTTTTGTATAACCTCATCAACATCAAATGGATAAGGTAATGCTCCCATTTCAGGAATTTCAGTTCCTGATAAATCAATATTTTTATTAGTTATAATTTTTGGTGGTGGTTCTTTTAAAAAATATTTTAAATTATAAAAATTAACATTACAATTTGGACTAACATATTGTTGTGGAACAAGTGTAAAAAATTGAGTTATTAAATTGAACTCGTCTAATAAATCTCTTTCTAGATTTTGTTTTGTTGTTGAAGGATTTAACTGAAATAAGGTATTTCCACTTGAATCAAAAGGTTCACTACTATTAAAACAAATATCAGATGGATTACTAAAATAAAAATCATATAAGGAATTTTTAGTTATTCCATTTATTACATCTTTAATAACCCACCAT